GCGTTTGTGGATTTCGCGGTTGTGCTCGGTCTGCTTATCCATATCGGTACGTAGCCCCTTGACTTGGATTGTTAGCTCAGTAATGGACCTCGTGAGTGATACAATCGGCTTAATAATTGCCGCCCCAAGGCCCACAAGGGCGATAATCACTGTTACTGTGGTCCACTCCATCGCTTAGCCCTCCTTGCCTCCGGTAAGCTGTTTATAGACCTGATTGACGCCTGTTGCCGCGAGACCGGAGACGATGCCAACTGCAACGGCGGTGATGTAGTCCTGCGCCGGGTAATCCGGCATGATGCGCATCGCCAGCGCACCCAGCACACCGCCCACCGCACCGCAGATGACCGGGAGCCATTTGTTGTCCAGCGCCGTAGCCTTGGCAGCCTGGGCCACCAGCAGACAGATGACAGTGATCGCGGGCAGTGCCGCAATGCCAAGCTCAGTGATATCCATAATAAGTACCTCCGTCAAATCAAGTTTAATCTATCTAAAACCACGGCCAATTCCTGCCGGGTGACCGGGTCTGTGGGCCGTGTGCCGTCCAGGACGCCCTTGTCCTTCGCCTTCTGCCACGCCTCAGCGGCCCGATCGGCGGCCGGGGTATCTGTGCCCTCCCCGCCGCTCTCCGCCGTCCAGGTGACGCCCAGGAAATCGCACACGCCCATTGCCGTGGCCTCCGCCAGCTTGTCCCGGTAGGCGATGCTCCGGAGGAGAGATACATCCTCCTGGTTGGTGTGGAACCCATACTCGATGAGCACGGCGGGTGCGTCGGTCTTTGCCAGCACCGTGTACTCGATCTGGTGGGTGACGCCGCTTCCGTGGAGTAGTACTCCCGCCTCATGGGCCCGGTTGACAATGGCAGTGGCAGCCACATTGCGCCTGGCCGTCATGGGCCCGCTGGAGGTATAGACCAGCAGCCCCCGCGCCGTCCCCCAGCCGGAGCCGCCCTCCGCGTTGGAGTGCAGAGAGACAAACAGGTCCGCCCCCGCCCGATTGCTTACCTCGCATCGGGCGGTCAGACTGGGTTTGGTGTCCTCCGTCCTGGTGCAGATCACATTGATGCCACGCCGTTCCAGCAACGGTCGGATGCGGGTATACATATCCCAGGCAAATTCTCTCTCTTTGTAACTCCCGTCTGGAGATCCGTTGACCGTATCCGGCCCGTGGCCGGGGTCAAGACATACGGTGTATTTTGTGCTCATAGGCTTGTCCTCCTTATCGCTGTCGTCGGGCTCGGATGGGGCCCTCTTTCTGGTGTAGACCAGGATGAGGTTGTGTACCTTCCGGTTGCTGACAATCCGCTTCCCCGCCAGATCACACTGAGAGGAGCCGCCGCCGTCCAGCATGACGGCGCTCTCCCAACCCAGAGTCAGCAGCTCGGCCTGGAGCTCCATTGGGGTCCGCCCGCTGTCGGTGCAGTAGAGGCACAGCGCCCCGTCCTTGAGCCCTATGGCTGTTCTGGGCCTGCTGCCCCCTACATCCCGGTTATAAATTAGCGTTTCGGCCCTCCCGCCCCGCAGCAGGCACACGCAGCAGAGGTAATTCCGCCGCTCCGCTGCAGGGACAGAGCGCAGGGTGATGTCCGGCCCTGTGTCCCAGGCATAGCCCCAGTAGGTATACGGGTCCTTAGCATAGGTCCGCCCATCCGCCCGGAGGTGGCACACCGCCTGCTTACCCTCGTACAGGCCGCCGTTGATCAGATAGTCAGCCCCGGTCTCCGCCTTGATCTCGGCCAGGGTCTTGGCCGACTTGTTGACGTATATCTGGATGCGCTCGATGTCCCCCAGTGGGATGGAGGCGATGTACTCACTCATCGCCCTCAGCCACCTCCACAGACCCGCGCATCAGCTCCACCGCCTCGGCGTACCGCCCGGCCCTGTGTAGCTCCACCAGCGCCTTGTAGTGGTCAAATAACGCCTGAGTGAGGGCCGCTCCCTCATTGGTTAGTCTGGGCAGGTCCTCCGCCAGCGCGGCGTAGTCCACATTCCCCGCGCCCCTGTAGCGGGGCAGCGTGGGGTCCCCGGCGTTCCGGACGTTGGCCAAAAACATATCCTTGGCGTTCTGCGGCTCCATGTGGTTGACTGCGGCGATGTCCATGATCTCGTTGATGTACTCGTAGAGGTGTTTCATAATAAATTTCCTTTCCGGCCTTTTGGCCTGTCACATATGAATAATCTCTTCCGCCTGATCGGCAGTGATCCACTTCGGGGCCATGGAGCGCACCTGCTCCGCCGTCAGACGGCCCAGACGATACTGAATGCGGATAAACTCAACCATCGCCCGTCCCTCCCATCATCAGCTCCAGCATGGCCGCCTCCAGCGCGGAGAGCCGTTCCGCCTCTGTGGGCGAGATGGGGGGCTGGGCCTGTCCCATGGCCTCCAGCTCCGCGAGCTCTTCTGCTGTCATGAGGATTTTGACATTATCTATTACTTTGTACATATCCCTACCTCACCCAAATCTTTACTTGTCCGCTATATATCTGATAGTCCTGCGCGGTGCTTTGCGCAAACTGGATCGTTTGGGCTTTACCATCTCCCATATTTGCGCCAGTGGGCGATGCCGTATTATTTAGCGAGGACGCAGACATCGCGTCATAGTCATAGGTGGATATCCGTGTGATCCAATGGGCTCCGGCAAATATGGCATGTATGATTTGATGCTTGATGCCATCCGTGTTGCGGACGGCCACGTTATTTGTGAGGCTTGCCCCATTGACTTTAAGCTGCCACCCCATCGTTTGATTTGACTGTAGCCCCCAGGTCCTGACTGATATCTCTGTTATGTCGGGTACATTCCATTCCCAATATGCCGTACCCACGTCAGATTCCGAAAATGTATGTTCCCATAGCAGTGTCCACTCTCTGCCCCCACCCGGCGCGCTCACCTTGCCCCACGCTCCGTCCACCACGCCCGCATACATGCCGTTGTCCTCTGCGGTCACCGTGGGGAGGCCGACGCCATCCGCACCTGCGGGACCCTGCGGGCCGGTGTCTCCGGTGTCACCTTTGGGCCCCTGCGGGCCTTGTGGCCCGGTGTCTCCCTTGGGCCCCGCTGGTCCCTGTTCTCCTTCCGCGCCGGGCGGCCCTTGAGGTCCCTCTGGGCCCTGCGCACCATCCGCGCCCACTACATGCCCCGCGTTGATGGTGGTGCCGTCTGACAGAGTAATAATAAGGTCGCCGTCCTCATTTACCTGAGCATCTGTAACGGACTTTCCGCCGCCGCCTGCTTGGTATATCTCATTGATTGCCGCAACCAAAGAGGACTTGTCCGTGGTTTTAAGGGCCGCTGTGTCTCCGATCATGCTCAATAGCTGCTCATATTCTGTGGGGCTTGGAGGCTGAGATGGGTTTGCGGGCAATGCACCCTCAAAGACCCTGAGGCCATTTGCCGTGTAAATCGTCGGATATCGCTTGTCCCCATTTACTCCATATACGCCTATATGGATGTACTTGCCCGCCCGAAGGATTTCCCACGGGACTGTGCATGTATTATCTGTCAATGCGATCTCAGCGCTGCGGCCCATATCGTCCGTAAACACCGCTGTTTTTGCATATCCATCCCAGGCCGGATCAAATTCAAATGCTGCCGTGTAGATTTCTACCGACCCGGATACCAGTCGTTCGGATTCTACAAGTTCCAGCGTTTGTCCTGTTGCTCTTAGTTTCATGTGGATAGCCCTCTCTCAATTGCCGCCGTGATTTCTTCCAGTGCTTCCACGCGCGCCGTGAGGTCAGAGGGTTTCGGCTCAGGAAGCGCCGCACGGTCCTCCTCGATCTCCTCATCGGTACGTGCTGCCGTCTGTCCGTCCTCCAGCTTATACCGGGGGATACCATCGTCTGTGTAAAGCCCTCCCTCAAAATAATGCGTCTGGGCTAAATTGAGACGGTCACAGGGCGGTCCCTCCTCGATAAGCACCCACCCGTCCAAATTGCTTGGCAGGGTGTATTCGCCCTCGCATCGGATAATCCGGCCCTGGTCATCTGTTTTGATATAGACTCTTGATGTATTGTCCATTTTGGCCTCCTCAAAGTTCTGCACTAGCTGTATAATACGTTGTGCTGCCGATTGTAATTGTGCTAAGCGCAGGGGTTGTCCTCATTACAGGCCTAAAATCGTCCTTGTTTGTCGGTCTAACCGACTGAGTCGCGAAAATTTGATAGTACCTCTGACACCGTGCCAGTTGCTCCCCGTAATCCGGGATTTCGTTCAGCATCCAATTTCCTGCTATGTCCTGATGGGCAATGGTTTGACTTGAACCAAGTTCAAGCTTGATTGCTTTCATATTCAACCGCTTGCCAGCATCCAATCTGATGTTCAGACTCTTAGCGTCGCCCTGATAAATATAAATCCCATCGCCATATACCCAGTTAATACCATTGGAGTTTGTGCTGGACCTCACAACCCCGTCTTTGTCCATAATGCTTACTGTCCGTGAAACGCCAGCTGGCGTGATTTCATACTCAAAATATTGGGCGATATAGATATAATTACCTGGCGTTGTATTCGCATTCACAATAGCCACATAACCATCATTAACTTCAACGTAGCAAAAATTTGAAAGCCCTGAAAGTATCTTCCACCTATCAATACCATAGAGTCCACTACTATTTGCATAGCTATCCAGACCACGTTGGTTAATAGGATTCACAAAATACCAGTTATCCAGCAGATTACGCCCGGTGAGTTGGGACGTTTTTGTGATGGTGTCGTCAATATCTTGGGCGGAGTGATCAAGCTGTACCACGTCGCCCAAAATCCCGTTGATCAGTTTTTTTATAATACTTGCCACGCTACCACCTCAATAGTACAAAAAAGCAATTCCCAGGCCGCCTGTACCGCCATGGCTTCCCGCACCGCCGATACCGTTCTCGCCATCCCATTTATTGGTTGCCACATTGTTATTCGACGCGCCGCCTGCTGCACCGCCACCGCCGCCGCCGTTGCCACCCGTTCCGCCTCTGCCACGATACTGAGTAGTGGCCGGAGCATCCGCGTCCGCGCCCGCACCGCCGTCACCGCCAGTGCCGTATCCATCTCCGCCATTATAAGCTGCGGAGCCTGAGTCGCCGTCTTTCCCGTTGTGGCCTGCTGCTGCACCGCCGCCATAGCCGCCAATGCCTACTACGGTCATTTTGCTGCTTTCGTATCTCGCGGTTTCTCCCTGTGCGCCGGGTGTGTATGTAACGCCATTATATATGACGCTTTCTCCCGCGCCGTCTTCTCCACTGCCGCTGCCGCCGTTCACACCGTCATCACCGGGCAGCCCGTATGCGACCCCGCTGAACATTTCGACAAATCCGGTCTCAGACGCACGGCCATTCGCGGTGGAGTATTCCCCAAAAGTGGTGTCTCTTCCAAACGAGCCTTCTTCCGATCCGTCCTCCGAATAAAAGCCGTAGACTCCGCCTCGCCCAATTTTTACCGCAAAGGTTTGTCCCGGAGTTACCGGGATCGTGGCAATGTAAATGCGGCCTCCGGAACCGCCCTTACCAGCCTTACCACCCGCACCAGGCTTACCGCCGTTTCCGTCGCTTTGGCTGTCATTGGTGCCGTCTGCGCCTTTTTCGCCGGATGCGCCGCCTTGACCGCCTGAGATGAGGACAAGGCGCACCCTGCCTTTTGCTTCTGCCGGGATTGTGACCGTCCCATCTTCGGTGATGATAAGGAGGTGCTCATAATAATTGCCAATTCCGGTGGGTGTGTACCCCTCCACAAATTCGGTTTGCGCTCTGAGCAAATTGGATATATTGATATCCATGGATTTTATAATGCCCGTCATGGGGTCTCCAAACGGGTCATCCATGCTTATTGGGTCGCCTGGGCGCTCTGTACCGACCACGAGATCATTGGAGACAGTGCGTGCTTTGCTGTAGTAAGCAAGTACGCGCTCGGCCACATTTTCGGAATTTGCCAGATTTACAAGCGTCGCGTCCGTAACAGTAGCGGTGTTGTCCTTGCTGGCCCCAGCCTCGCCGCGTAAAATTTCCCGTACAATGTGCGTATACTTTTGACCAGTGAGGAGGCAATCTGAGCTCTGTGCCAGTACGGCGTAGTTTACGCCGCTCTCTAAAATCTCCCCATTGTCGATTTGGAGATCGTGTATCGGGTTATCAAACGGCACAAGCACACCAGACACCTTGGCTCCATTCGGCGTAATAATATCTTCCGCCGCCGCTTCACCCGAGAACAACGTAACCGTTTCGTCTGATGCAAATGCTATATATGTGTGTTCCGCGACCGAAACCGCCGTGGACGGTGTGTTGTAATCAATGCTGCCGCCCGAAAACAAACGACTCTCTTCGATCTCTGCTGGGTCGCTGTCCGTGAGAGCTGTGATCCGTATCATTCCGTTCGCGTCTTTTTTCAGTGCGAGCCCCATCACAAACAAAAGCTGGTGGAGGTTTTCTCTCCGCGTCCCGATGGGCAGCCAGTTATAGACGGGGATGCTTTGATATGCCTCGTCTATGCTGTACTCTACCGTGCCGGAAATAATATCTGCGACTACATCGGACAGGGCTTGTCCCGTGTACATGCCGCCGTAATGCTGGGTATTATCCAGCAGACCGACCCCTGAAATGCAGGAGAGCTTATAATGGATTAGCCCCACCCGCATCACAGATGACAAGAAAAACTTACCGATCAGCACATCGTCATGGTAGTAATATACTGGCTCGCCATAGACATACTGTGTCAGATCATCCAGTCTGGGCCTGGCCACAAGGAAGTGCCCATTTGAATCACACAGGAGATACCCGTCCGAGTCCGTCAGCGGGAAAAACTGCGTGTCGAAGCTTTTGACCGTCACATCCAAGGTATCAATTGTGAGCTCATCTCCAGCAATGGAATTGCCGATGAAACAATGTCCCTCCTTGATATCCTTGGCTGTGAAGGTCCGGTCCCCATATATAATTTTATAGCTCATGGCGTCACCTGCGGGTTAACTGGGACAAAATTGACTTCTATTTCGTCCCAGTAATTTACGCCGTCCTGCACCGTTCGTATTTTTCTTTTGCCGGATGTATAATATGCTTCGTATATAATGGTGCTTTGCCCATCGGCGGCTTCAAGTGTTACAAAGTCGTCCACAGAGTGCTGCACCAGGTAATCCCATAGGGCATCGAACCCTTCTGCGTTGCTTGCGCTGAAAAAAGTGATTTTATGTCCAATATATGTACCGATGACATCCCTGACCATGCTCCCATTCTTTACTCGCCCTGCATTTTCTCCATCCAGCACGTTAAAGTTTTCTTCGTAGTCTGAGATCGCTACTTTGGCGTCGAAGGACTGACCATTGATTTTGATATAATTTGCGCTCATATGTATCACCTTCAAGCCTTGACTAATTTATATCCACGCCGCTTTGACTCGTCGTCCAGCTCGTAACTCAGGTATCGCGTTAACCCGGATGCGGGCTTTATAGTAATCGTGAGCTGGCCGCCGTAAACCCCACTGCCCGACTGCATTCCGCGAGCAACGGCAGCTTCAATTTCAGATGCGGGGGCCTCGATATTGGTCCCGCTCTTTTGATCACCCAGAATAGCCAAAAACTCCCGGTTGGGCGGAATGACGGCGCCACGGGCCAGAGCCGGAATGCTTTTTGTGCTAATAGCAGCAGACATTCTGGTTGAGGAAGAATTTATTGTTGGCGCAGAATTTTTTGCGTCTGTGAATTGGCCTGTTATCCAGCCGACTTTTTCTGACACCCAGTTTGTTACACTCGACCAAACGCTTTTAAGCCCGTTAAGCAAACCATTGAGTATGTCTTCCCCGAGGTTTGCCCAATAATCCAGCGTAAAGAATTTGGCTGGCCCAGCATCCCACCAGGATACAAAGCTGTCCCAGGCCCCAGAAATTGCATCCTGAATGAAATTCCAGTTTGGCGTGATTGCGAGAACAAGCCCGGCAGCTCCTACGGCGATCAGCCCAAGTCCTAGCGGTATACCGGCCCCGGTAAACAGCAAAACCACGCCAAGCACAAGCAAAGCGCCGCTAACTATTGCAGTCACCGCCCCGATGGGGCCTTGCATTGCCGTTTGAATTGTTTCCCAATTAACAACTGCCGTTGTTGCAAGTCCTACGGCCCCCACGATCAAAAGGCCAATCCCAAGAGGGAGGTTTGTGCCAGTAAAAACGAAAACCGCGCCAAGAACAAGAAGTGCTGCGCTGACAGCGGCGATAATAGCTCCAATAGGGCCTTGTAAAGCCGCCTGAACGGTTTCCCAGTTTAAGGCGGCGGCAGAAGCCAGCCCAACGGCTCCAGCTACCATAAGCCCGATGCCAAGAGGAAGATTTGCGCCAGAAAATATAAGAACCGCGCCAATCACCAGAAAAGCTGTTCCCACCAAAAGCAAAATGTCTGTGACTACCTGTTTAATACTTGTGGTCGCGCCATCCCAATTAAGCGCAATGGCCGCTGCAAGAGCCACGGCCCCAGCCACCAGTAACCCAATGCCAAGGGGGATATTGGCACCAGAAAATGTAAAGACAGCGCCCAGAACCAAAAGCGCACCACTTACGATTTCCAAAATGCCGGTAATGGTGTTTCTCACTTCGGCATCCATTGACCCCCAGTTTATGGCCGCCGCCGCTGCAAGAGCCGCGGCTCCAGCCGCAATAAGCCCGATGCCAAGAGGAAGATTTGCACCGGAAAACGCCAATACTGCACCAATTACCAAAGCTGCCGTGCCAAGAATTACAAGGACTCTTGTAATGGCCGCTTGCAAAGGACCATCAAGAGCGCCCCAGTTTTCAGCGAGCACAGAAACAAGTCCGATTGCTCCCGCCGCCATAAGCGCAAGGCCGAGGGGGACATTGACGCCAGAAAAGGCAAGAAGAGCGCCAAGTGCAAGTAGTGCACCAGAAACATACGCCGTCAGCTCGTCAATTTTCCGCTTGTATTCTTCTGTGTTAAAATCCTCAAAAATCGGGCTGATGCCCTTCGAAGCAGCCGCTCCAGCGCCTCTCCCTTGTTCGTTTTCAGACAGCTTATTGATGGTGTCAAAGCTGGCAAGCGACTTCTCCGCGTCTTTTGCCGCGTTCCCTACACCGTTCAGGGCTTCTGTTTCCTTATACAGTTCCTCCGCCGCCTTTGCCGCCTGCTCTTGCGTCATGCCAAACATAGCGGATACAACGCTCGATATGGCGGTGACGATTCGACTCAGAATATTTACAAATGTTGTGAAGGCTGGTATAATGACGTTGAAAAGCGGCTGAACCATCGTCAGTAAAGCGCCCTTGAGCCGTCCAACGGCTTCCGACGCTTCATCGTTTACTTTGATGACTTTCCCCATCCACTCTGTAAACGCAGTCACCGCCCGGGACGCAAAGCTGAACATAAGGCTCATTCCGATTGCCCGCCCGATGTTGTCAGCAAAACGAGACGCCTGTTTTCTGGCCTGATTCATCGAATTAGCCAGTTTTTTCCCACTAGCGCTTCCGGTAGCAAGCTGCGCCTGAATGGCTCCGGCCCGCTCTTTTGACAGGTTAAGCTCTAAGCTTGCCTTACTGATTGCGTTGTTGTAGCTTTCAACCTGACCTTGTACCTTGTTCCATTCGCTTTGAAGCAGACGCACCTGCTCCTTTTGCTCCTGGATTCCCGCTTTACCTACACCGCCGTAGCTTGTGCTTTGGAGAGAAGCCAACTTTGCCTTTGCGGCGTCAAGCTGCGCACCCAGTTCCTTTGACTGTTCCACCAAAGGCATTTTCTGCTGTTGCTTGACATAAATTTGGTCGTTGAGCGTTTGAATCTTCCGGTTAAGTCGGTTTAGTCCCTGTTGCGCTTTTTTATCATCAATTCTGGTGTCAATGATGATGGAACCATCTGCTGCCATAAAATCACCACCTTTGGAGGGAAATTGAAATGGGAAAACTGATGAAATGTAAGACTTGCGGGGCGGAAATCGCAAAGTCGGAAAAAGCCTGCCCCCGCTGCGGGGCGAAACAGCACCAGGGCGTCTATGTTGCCTGCGCGGTGGTAGCGGTGATCGCCGTCATTGGCTGTGTGGCCGTCGTGGCCGGTTCCATGGGCGGTAGAACGTCCAGCGCCCAGAACACTCAGGGCGACCACACAGCCAAAACCTTGACATTTTCCGGTGATGGCTTCGAGGCGGAGTACAAGGGCTGCTCCAGCTCCGACTTAGTGGATGGGTGCTTTTATGTCTCCCTCTCCGTGGACAACACAGGCGACGTAGAGCAAATGTACGTGCTCGATGATGTCTATGTGGAAAATTCTCATTGTTCCACAGGGACAGGCTTGCCCGTGACTGCTCTTTCAGGGAAAAGTGTGACTGGCTCCTTCATCGTGTTCTGTGAGACGCCGCTTGAAGATGTTGAAAAAGTGGAGTTCCGCCTTTCTGTCTTAAATAGCGAGACGCTGAACCAATTGACGGAAAGCGATGTGATTACGGTCTACCCAAATGGATGACCAAGGCCGCTCCTTTGGGGGCGGCTTTTTTATGTCCACGCCTTGATTAGTGCTTCCTCCGACTCTGTGTAGCAGACCTTTATGTCTACAATTTCTTTATTTTTTCTGTAAAATTCTTGTTCGGTCTTATCCAGCTTTTTGCCTTTTGCCTTTTTGCTTCTAATGCCAACGATTTGAGCGAACAGGCAGTCTCCAATTTCCATGTACGCGGAAAGAAAGGTCCACCAGTGTACGCCGCCTGTGTTGCCCTCCTGGTCGTACTCTAACGCCCTGGTCTCATAGCCCAGCACCCGGTTGACCGGCGCCACGATGTACTGGAAGTCTTGCTCCCACGCCACAAGCTGGGGCTGCTTTTTTTGCCACTCCTGCTCCTGGCCGCCGTTGATAAATTTGAAGCACTCTTTTAACGCAACGTCGTAGTCGGTCAGCGCCTCGAAGTCCACATAGAACATATGGAGCACGGCAAGGGCACGGTCCTCGTCGCTTAGTTCCGGGTCGTTTATTGCCTCGAAAATGTCCAGGATGACCCGGAAGTCATAGCGAACGGCAAATTCCTGCCCGTCTATTTCAACACTTTTTGGGAGTCCGTAACCCATGCCGTACTACCTCACTTGTGGTACTTCTGATATTTTGCAGTGTATTTTGCAATGCGCGGATTGGTTGATTTCTGTTCTCTGGTGTATGTGCTGTCGATTTCGTCCATCACGGCCAGCATCAGGTTGCACCACGCCGGAAGCCCAGCGGCCACAGCGTAAACGTTCATATCGCCAAAGAGTACATCACTCACTGGAACGCCAAACAGGCCGTCGATGATTCCCCGCATTTCCGCGTCCCGTTCCCTGGCAAAGTCAAACACCTCTCGTTTGTTTGCCATCTTCTCGACCTGGGCCTTGTACCCCTCCTGCTTCTTGTCTAGTTCCTCAAAGGCGGAATAAAGGCGCTCCACAAAGTTGCTGTCGGTTGGGTTAAATGTGACCTCACACTTTCCGTTCAGGGAGTAAGTAACAAGGCCCGATTCAAAGTTCAGTTCCTTCATGTGTTACACCGCCCCGTCAGGAGTAAAGGTGACCGTGCTGCCGGTTCTCGTCACCGTACCAAGGGTACGCTCGCCGCCGTAGGTGATCTCTGTGGAAATTTCCAGGTTGCCTCCGCCCTCGCCGCCAATGCGGGTCACGGCAATGGCGCTCCCGCTGTACCGCTCTGCAAAGGTGGCCTTGCCGGAATCAGCGTAGAAATGAGCGATCAGCATATCCTGGTTGGCAAGAGACTGGGCGTTCTGGTCCTTTACACCAAGATTCCACAGCTTTACTGCGGCAGCGTCTCCGGCGTCCATAGGGATGGGGTCAAAAGACTGGGTAATGATGGGCTTCTTCATGGTGGTCCAGGTGTTCCCCAGGATGTCCTGCGTGGACTCCTGGCTCCAGTCCATTTCCTCATCGGAGTCTTCCACGCGCTTGCCGAACGCACTCCATGAGGGAGACTCCGCGGTCCCTGTGTTAAGATAGGCAATCAGAAGTTCTCGGGCAATGGTCTGGCCCGCCGTAGTGTTAAATTCAAGGTCTGCCATTATGCTTTCTCCTTTCAAACGCCGACCTCATAGATCAGCTTCATTTCGATAAAATAATCTTCGTCTCCGTTCTCATACGGGGCATAAAGTTCTGCGGAGGATGTTGGGGTTACTTTCTGCACACGGATTTCCTCGCCCAAGTCAGGGAAGTTTTCGCTACACCAGTCTCCCATCAAATTTAATGTTTCCAGTGCGTCAAGCCTTGCGTCCATACTGCCAATTCCCGGCTTAATACGATAAATAATTTTGAACGAATACTCCGCTTGATAGCCTCCAAGAATAAAGTGTCTGCTGTAATAGGCGTTTGTGGAAGCAGACAGCGCCATTCCCCTTTCGTTGATTGGCAGCTGCGGCTCTGTTTTTACTACAGAAATCGGCAAGCCTGGGTATTGATTTAGCCACGCCAAAACTTTCCGGTCAATCTTGCTGCGCTCTGACGCAGAGACAGACAACCTCTGTTTTTCATTTGAGCTCATGCAATGTTGCCTCCTTTGCCACACGCAGCCATTTGGGAAGATTCTTTGCTTTGCTGGCTTCAAACCAATAAGATTGCGCTTTGCGGTGCATAGAACGCCGTATCTTAAGGTCCCGATCTGTCGGCTTTAGCTTTGCTCCCTTGCGGAATCGGATTACCTCTGTCCCATCCTCACTCACAATGCGCATGGGGCCTTTCCCGGTTGCAGAATCCACCATGACTTTGCCGTAATAGAGATAGCGGGCATATGGGCCCGGGTATATCACCTCCGAACCGTCAACCCGTGTCCGTGTATCCAGGCTGCCTGTCAACGCCGGCACATACGGCGACGTGTCTTTTCTCACTTGGAGTGCCACAGTATGCTCCGCTTTAGTACATCCCTCAGCCAGCTTGTCCTTGATGGACTCTAAGCCATCGGTGTGCACCGTGAATTTCAGCACTTTATTTCCCCCCGACTTCCCAGTGCGACATATCCCCACCGAAGTCTTTAAAATCTACCTTTGTCACGTCATACACGTCGTCATAGGCGGCCTCTATAGTCTGTACTGTCCAGTCCGGGTGTACTGCTTCCCCCTTGACAAAAAAGCAGTTGCGGCTCACAGAAAGGGTCCATAGGGAGGATTTATCATCCGATCGCCAGAACTCAATAGGGCCAATGTACCGCTTTGCCGCACCGGTCACACCGTCCACGGCCTCCACGCTGACCGGAATATAGAGGATTACCGCGTCCGCACCCTCTAAGCCGCTTTTCGCCACGTTAGAGCCCTTGGAAGCATCCAGGAGGACCCCACGCAGTACTGTGATATGATTGACTAGGGATGGTTCAAAATTGTTCTCAGGGAGCTCCGTGGTTTCTGTGTTATAGACTGTCACAACATGGGGGAACATATCCACAGCCGCACCTCCTCCCACGATACAGGAGTCCCGTACCGGCCAAATACTGACTAGCAACATTGGCAAGCAATTCCTGGGCGGAGGAGGCGGAGGCTGTTGCTTGTGCAGCACTGTCCCCAGCGCTTCTGTAGGTCTTGGACCAGCTGCCAACAGTCTGACTTTGCAGCTCACCCCCCTCAGAAGAGAGGGAGGAGGACAGTGCTTTTTGTGCCAACGCTCGCGCTGTATCGATGACTTGGTACTGCTCCGAAACAGCGCAGCACGCCATTTTTATGGCATCCAGGTCTGAGTTTTGGGCCGCCCGGCCCTGCGTGTAGTAATCCAAAAAGGAACTTGCACGCAGAGACAGGTGCGGAAAGTCGGCCTCTTTAATGGCTGTCCCCAGATATGTGGTTGTGTAATACTCATAGTCTGCGTAAGCCATTGCAAAGCCTCCTTTTAGGTCGATTTTGTGACGTTTACGGAATAAACTTTCTGGGCCGTCCCGTTTTTCACCGTAATGGTCAGGGTGTTTGCGCCGTCCACCCACGTTGCGGCGGTGCCGTTTTCAACCGGCGCACCGCCGTTCAGGATGGTGACTGTGGCGTCCTCATCCTTCGGTGTAGCGATCACCGTATTGGTCGCATTTGTGGTTGTGGCTGTGTACTCCGTCGTGTCTGGGTCAAACGGCGGAGTAAGCATCAGCGCGCCAATCGTCAGCCCCGAGAGGCGCGCACTCATTCCCCCGCCGGGGCGTAGACGGCAAACGGGAAAGCCTTGGTATTCCCGACATTATAAGCGTTGATTGGGTTGGGGATTTCCCACCCCAGACGCATGACCGCGCGGAGCGCCACCATATCGTTTTGCATCAGGTTATAGAGGATGTTTCCGGTGGTGGGGTCCTGCACCACGCCGCTGTCGAAGATCTTGAAGGTCATATTCTGACGGATCGCATAAACCAGTTGGCTCCAATCGCCCACAATAGCGAGGGACTCCTCCGGATCATAAGCACCGTTTACGGGGAAATACATGGACATACCGTCCAGGGCATAGCGGGTATCTCCCTGCATATCGGTCTTAAAGATGGGCTGACCGTTCTTGTCCACCAGACCGCGCAGCTTGGCGCGCATCTGAATGGCAGCCATTACGCCGTTTGGGATGTAACCGCTCTCCTCCACTTTAGCAATTACGCCGCCCTCGCCCATGATATCCTTGAAAATATCGCTAGTAGCCGTCACAACAGCGCTTGCGGTGGTGGCCGAGGGCACAAGGCCATCGCGCCAGGAGGTAGGCTTGTCCGTGCCGTACAGGATTGCGGCGTCGATCACCTTGCCGAATGCCTCAGTCAAACGAGGACGAACCTCGCCCCAAATATCATAATCGCTGTCATCCAACACTGCCTCCGGAATAGGGACAATGACGGCGATCTCCTCAGCGTAAATTTTCTTCTTGTCCCACGCCATGTTGGTGGTCTTTTTCAGGGACGCCTTGGAGTCGTTCGCTCCGGTGGCCGCCTCGCCGTTGACAAAGTAGGCGGTGGGCAGCGCATCCAGCACATTGAGGGTCTGGGTCTTGCTGGTCATATTGGGCAGCCGCCGGGCCATCCGCAGCACGGCGGACTCCGTTACGGCACCCTGGATAATCTCACGGGTCACAGGCTCGGGGATAAGCCCGGAAAGTTTGCTTCTGTCGATAATGTCAGCCATTGATAGGCTCCTTTCTTACTTGAGTGCGCCCCGAATCAGGGCGTTCATTACATCGTTTTCTCCTGTTTTCGTGTTTCCGCCGCCCACAGGAGCAGTCCAATCGAAAGTGATTTTCTTTCGGTCAGCAGTCAGCGCGTCCACGGCCTGCTCGAAGGTGGTCTTATCGTCCACCATCTTTCCGGCCTTGAAGGCGATGAACTCCGCTTCCTCGCCGGTTAGGCCTTTGGATGCGACATAATAGCTTCGCTTGAGCGCCTCCAACTCTGCTTGTGTCGTGGAAAGCGTCCCGGCGGCGGTATCCGCCTCTGTCGTTTTCGTTTTCAGCTGCTTTGCGAGGGAGGCGGCCTCCGTTGCTTTCGTGTCAAAGACATCCTTTTTCACATATCCAGACAGGTCAACAGGGTCGGGGATTTGAAAACTGAGCAGCGCCGTTACTTTTTCGTCGGCGGTCATGCCGTCAAACCCTTCAATAGTGCTTGTATCAATGTTCGCCATAATGCTTCTCCTTTGGGTTTTATAGACTTCTCTGTCTTGTGTTTGGGATTTTCGGCTTCTCTGCCGTTTGGGTTTTAGCGTCTTCTCTGACAAACAAAAAGAGCCATCAACTGCTGATTGTTCAGCAATCAATGGCTCTTGGCTCACAGGCTCTTGGCTCTATGCAATATTTACTTCAATGTCGTGCTTACAAGCTTTACATCGAAATGGCATATGTTGTATTTTGGTATCTGTTCGGACTGGGAAAAGAGACTTTCCGCAATGGGGACAGCAATACCACTTTTTCCCGTAAATATCTTCTTTAATCATTTTCCCTCCGAGCAAGGGAAAAGGAAGCCACATCTCTGCGGCCTCCTTCCCTCGTAGTCTGGTTCTTTGGCAGGCGTGGCGTTCTCCTGCATCTCTCGGGTTTCCCCTGTCAATACCATCGGCGTGTGGATGCCACGAAATTGTCCACCTCAAAGAACCATTCTATTCTACTTGAATTATAGCCGTTTTATTCAGATTTGTAAAGCATTTTCTTCGTGCGCAAGTATCTTCTGTAACGCTTCTCCTCCACTTTGAGAAATGTAATGATAGAGTTCTTATATCCCGGAATGTCCCCCTCAACAGCAAGTCTCAAAATAAGCTGAAATCTTTCATCCGCCTCTACAAACTCTTTCAAAAGAAATGCTGTATTTGGCTTATTTGCCTCCAGAATATAGTCAGGTTCTTCAACAATCTGTTTGAGATATTGTGAATACCGTTCAAAATCATTTGGATGGCGCTCTCTAATGTGCTCGATCCGCTCATCAGTAATAATGACTTCATCGGTCTGGATTTTATCTGCGACTACCTTATATTTCTCAACATCAATTCTTCCGACAGTATGCACAGGAGAACCCCCGCCGTTCGTTTTCTCTATTGTATCACGAACAGCAGGTTTTTCAACTACTTTTACTTCTTCATATACCCTCATCCTCTCCATCTGCATCGGCAACCCCGCTTCCTTGCTGAACGCTTTGTATTCTTTGTTCAGCCGCCGGATGCGGGCAGTCACCGCCTGTGCGTTCTCTGTCAGCCCTGCGGCCTTATATGCTGTCTGTTCACGTTTCAGCTTGCGGACGGTTCGCTCGATCTGCCGCTGTTTCTGTGTGGCCTCATAAGCCGTGTAGTGCTTTCCCTCAAAGTCCACGTCGTGCCCATCATCTATGTGGGCCAGCTCCTCGTCGGTATATGTGCGCTCCATCACGCCATCCACAAAAGCAAATCGTTTATGCCGACAGTTAGCACCCTCCAGGCCGTCCACATAGCCAAGCCCACATACCTCGTAGATGCTCGGATATTTGTCCCCGGCCCTGATGGAGTAAACCCGGCCCTGCCACGCCTTGTGGTTCTGCCAGCCGACGCCGGTATCTCGCGCCCCGATGTGGGCGGATATTTCAAAATAGGGCGTTTCCAAATACTCCGCACTTTGCTCTGTGTATTTGGCGCAGAGTTGGGACACGCCTGTCATCACTGCCCGGCGGGCAGCCACATCAATGTGGTCACGGTGGCCGCTCTCATAGTCAACCTTGCGTATTCCGCTGTCTGCAAGCTGTTTGACGGCGTTTTTGATGGCCTGGTTGTACGAGACGGCCCCGCTCATGACCTGCATTTCTGCATTGTCCAGCGCCCATTGATAGGCCCTCGCCGGGGCCAGCATTGTCCGGCCATTGTCCACCAGAAAGCCCATAGATCGGGTCAGGTTGCCAATTTCTCTCTGCGCCTGTGCCATAATGGCGGCGATGTCGGCGGCACTCACCAGCGTCTCAGGAGCAGTCACCCCAGTAAGGTCCATGACCTCTTGGTAATACCTTTGGTTGCGCTCCACAACATCGTCCAGGAGCTTTTCGAGGTCGCTCTGGCTGATGCTTGCGGTGCGCTGGATCGCCTTTTCGATCTCCGTCAGGTCGATGCCGTGGGAGCGAAGGGCCCGTATGTCCTGCACCGTGACCTCGTTGAGTTGACCGGACAGCTTCAGGCGGGAGCATATCTCGTCAAGGAGGGTTGCCTCCAGGCTGCGGTAAAGTCCGGCTATTTCTTCCGGGAGGGCGTCCAATAATTCAGGAGAATGGATATTTCATCCGGGCATCACCCCCTTACAAATTGAAGATAGGAAAAACAAAATCTTGCGGGTGTCTTAGCGCAGAATTATCGAAAAAACGGGCAACAACTCACGGCGCAACGTCGAACCGAAAGAAAGAACGCATATACGACATTTGGAGGGCAATGAAAGAACGTTGTTACAACCCAAACAATATCAGTTACAAAAATTACGGAGGCAGAGGTATTTGTGTATGCAAAGAATGGCTTGACGATTACACGTCGTTTAGGTCATGGGCCTTATCTTCTGGCTACGCCGATAATTTGAGCATAGATCGTATTGATTGCGAAAGGGATTATTCGCCGGACAACTGCCGGTGGGCGAGTAGGAAACAGCATCGCAATGGTCGGAAGAAACAGGGTTAAGCACGGATGCTATTTCCGCAAGAATAAAAAGGCTAGGTTGGAGTCCCGAAGATTCATTGACGAAACCGCTTAGAGGAAAGCAAAAATAACACTCATTCTACTTCTGTTTGACTTTCCGTGGTTAAGTCCTCCATCCGAGGAAGTGCTTTTTTTGCTTCGTCCGGGCTTTCATTCATCCATTTGGCCCGAAATTCCCAATCGTTCATGATGCCCGCTTGAAGCAACTGCATATCTCTGGAAAAATCTGTCGCTTTGTCCTCAATAATGCTGTCATCAAAGTCCACAGAGATCTCAATATCCTCATTCAGTCCGGCGTTCATGGACGCGTTGCCCAGGCGGAGGATAATGCGGCACAGCTCCACCAGCACTTGCTCCAGAATGATTTCATGTTTTTTGATCGTGCGGAACATGGTGGAGTTTTCGCTGATAACTTGTGTCGCCGTGGTGATGCTCCCACCATCAAAGCGATAATAGGTCTCTCCGAAACCGCACTTACTGGACAACAAATTGAGCTGGTCCTGGATGCCTGTATTGTGCTCCTGTGTGCGGAGGGTCATATCGATTGGGGTAATAACTGCTCCGTCACTCACATCCTCTGGGAGCACATAATAGGCCAAATCGTCGCTGTCAAAGACCGGCTCTCCGTCTAGGTATTTCATGGCAGATGGCTTGACCATGATGCGCTTTTTCCCTAGGACAAATTCGTTGACGTAACTGTCATAGGCCACGTCTGCGCCCTTTAAAACATCAATGGAATTTGCATAGATGGATATTCCAAGTGGGGAATCGTCAAAATTGTTTGCGATATTGGGCCGGTCAATGACAAACCGCCGCCGGTCAGACCCTGTATGTACCACCCGTGGCACCCGTTTAAAGTTTGGCACAGAGGTTAAGCCCACTTCGGTGTCCACATTGTTGTTCCGGTATTTATATAGTCGGTTCTCAATGTCATACAGCCCGTTGACCTTGTGGTGGATTTGCAGGTAACAGTATTGCTCTCCGTTTACGGTAACAATGCTGTCAAAAGCGCACTCCGTAATGATTCCGTTTTGCCACGCCAGCGGCCAGATGTGCTCCACGGTCACATAGTCCATCACAATGCCTCTTGCGCTGCCTGGAACGGGCCCAGTCTCCTTTGCCTCCATTCCCACCACACGCGGAATAAAAGCCACTGTCCCAAGAGCAAACGCCTTTTCCTGCATCTCGTTTGCTTTGACCAGGAAATTATTTTCAGTGAACACTCGGTCAACGAACGCCTGCTCTTTCTGCCCCTCTAAAGTGATTTTTACCTTCTCATTCATCAGGAGGTTTGCCCAGTCCTCCGGGATTTTCTTACCCATGTTGAGAGTGTACCGCTTGCATCGGACCATGCTCGTTCCGTTTCGGACCTTGTACCGGTGGAAGCCCTTCACATCTCCCACATACCAGGACTTCCACTCCTGCACTTTTGTGTAAAACTCCTCCGGCACGGTGGCGTAGCCCAGTTGTTTGAGTTTGTCGATTACGTTCAAGCGGTCACCCCCATTCTGCGGAACGCGCGCTCCAGCGCATACCGTGTCGCGTCGATCAGATGGTTATTCTCGTCAGGATACCCGCTGATGATGTCCCCATCCTTGTTGCGCTCGTATTCGTAGTTTACAAACTCGTCATAGGCATTCGGCGTCCTGCGACGGTCAATTACGATCCTCCGGCGCTGAAGCCACTTCATGCTGTATTCCACACTCCCAGGCCCTTTGATTGCCTCTTTGGCCGGGAGGCCCATCGCCCGATAGTCTGCTGATGATTTAGGCTCTGCGCTGTCGCAGGTAATGTAAGCATCCTTGTATCCTCTGGAAAGAATCAACTTCGCGCTCTCCTCGTTGGTCAGCTTATTTTGGTATATCTCGTCCATTAGGTATATTGTCTCCCTGGCTCGGTCATAGTGGAGACGGATAAAGGCAAATGGGTCTGGGAACCAGCCCCAGTCCACACCCTGATAGATGCGGTCAAACCGAGACGTCTCTTCATCCGTGATTTCCCGCAGCTCCAGATTTTCAAACACATTTCCGCCAGTCCCGACAGCTTCGCCCAAGTACTCATGCCGGTATGCTCGCTCATCTGTTTCCTTTAGGTGTTCGGCCTCTGCTAAAAACTGCGCCCCCAGCCATTCAGGCGGGGCCTCCAGGTATGTACTCTTGTGGCACAGCCGGTCCGTCCGCTCCTCCAGGCTGTCCTTATTGGCCCAGTTGTCCCGGCTGATCGGCGGGTTGTAGCTCTCAAAATTCCAAAATTTGGAGCCTCCGCGCATGGTGGATTGTAGGATAGTGCGGATTTCAGCTCGCCCAGCAAACTGGTCTTTTTCCTCAAAGTGTGTGACAGCGATATAGCCAAACGGCACCTTGATAGACTTGATCTTCATGGGATCGTCAGCACCACGGAACATAATCTTCTGCCCGGTCGGCCTATAAATCAGCTCCATTGGCTGGACTTTGGCATCCCAATACTGCGCCATGCCCAGCTCTCCAATTGCCCAAAGATACTGAGCATACACGCTGTCCCGAATGGTGTTTGCCACCTTGCGGAGCACCAATGCATGAGTACACGGATTATTTATCAAAAGCAATGGGACCAGCAATGACACACAAGATGATTTCAGGGAGCCACGCCCACCGGAAAGGTCGTAGTGAGTGTGCCCGTGCTGGAACACGTCACGGGCTAGCAAGTGGAAAGCGGGGCCAATAACAGAAGAAAGCCGCACCTCAGACATCAATAATCACCTGCACCTTGCCCTCTTCCCCTTCGCTCTTGACGAGCGCCCATTTATCAATCAGCGTCCCGATTGCCGTAGTGACCTCGGAAGCAGTTTTTGCGGTTTGGATCTTCTCCGGCAGCACGGCAAGGCCCACCTCGATGATGTCGCAGACCTGCTTTCTCCGGCTGTCCATATAGGCCAGGATGTCGGCGGTGTTCTCCTCTTTTTTTCGTTTGAGATTTTCGGTGATCCCTTGAGATTCTTCAATAACTCGTCTGACTGTCTGTCCGCAGACTCCATTTTTTTTTGCCGTGGCGTTATAGCTCTCGGTTTCCAGATAATCAGCCACTATTTTCTTTTTTTGCCTATCCGTCAGCCGTGCAGCCATAATCGCCACCTCTCATATAGTTTCATTTTATTGAGGAGAGAGCGGACCCCGCTCCCCGCCCTCTCCTGATTTGCTGTGGGCCACCCGCCGCAGCTCGGGGCACATCCATAGGGCCGCCCATATCCTCATGCGGGTAAGGGCGGCGTATAAAGCATACTTTCCCAGGCTCACAAAGTCCCGTTGCGGTATGCCAGCGCGCCGCGCTCCTAATCGGCTTGCCTGTGTTGCTCTCCACAGCGTCACAGTTGCTATCGGTCTGTGTTCCGTCCGGCTTCCACGGATGGGAGCGACCCAATATAGCAGGTGGACTGAGTTGCACAGCCTGGGCGCTACCCTGCTTCTGGCGCCTGCATATGTGCGCCTCCCACTTAGATTGTCACACCTTCTGCGCCCGAGGCTGACCTACAGCCCCGAATGGTACGCACGGCAGTTTTCAGCGGGACAGCGCCGCATGGGATAGCCTCTGTCTCCCATCTTCCGCCCCGAGGCAGGAGCGGGCGTCTTGGCCCTCGTCCGGACTCGAACCGGCGCACACCCATATCTTCGGGCCGCTCTCCCCACTGAGCTACAAGGGCATATAGCCCTTACGGGCTATGTTGCAGGTTTACGGCTTTGCCTGCGTGCCGCTGCCGGGAGGGAGGCCCGGCAATGAGAAAGGAGGAGGAAATGGAAGGGAGCGGGAGGCATTCGCCCCCACGCTCCCATTGTCGCATATGACCCGGTTATTATGCCTCCAAATGGAGGCATGTACAAAATATTTTTGCGATATGTTTAAAGATTGTGTTCCTGCTCTCCATCATCCCAACAAAGATCGTCCAAACTGACGTAGTAATAATTGGCTATCAGTTTTAGCTCCGTCAATCCTGGCTCTCGCTCCCCGCGCTCATACCGCCTTAGCGCATCGTGGCTTAGCCCCATCAGTTCGGATGTCACCGCCGTACTCCGCACCGGACGCCTGCTCTCCCTCAGTTTCCTCAACCGCTCCGGGAACTCATTCAACCGTTATCCCTCCCTAAAAAATATCAGATAATTTTAGCATTTTGTATTGACAATCCGGCAATATTGGCGTATAATATAATCACAGCAAGGGATCTGGCAGATCAAAATCAGGAGGAACAAAAATGGAAAATTACGGATTAACAAAAGAAACCATCGAAACCATAACGGAAAAAGCGGAAAAAATTATGAGCGCGTATGATAGCTACAAGCTGAACGCACGAGAGTGGGAAAACTACGGAAAGCACCGTGTATATGTCACGGTTGGCGGCTACTACGGCAGCAGCCTCAAAAAGACATATAAACTTGCTTGGGTCGATATGGATAACGAGCAAAAAATCACTTGGCAATATTAACGCAGGAAACGTCCCGCCCCGGAGGTCACGAGGGCAGAAGGAGAAAGAAAATGAAAGTAAGAGAAGTTATCAAGATTAAAGAGTGGGTTGACGGGAGCGGGTACAACTATGAGGAGACATACAGCGACAAGCTTGTAGACGTAGCCGCCGAGGAGGACGTACAAGGAGACTTTGGCTGGGACTGGTGGGAGAAAGTTGAGCCCGCCACTGGGACCGGGGACTTGAGGATTGTCGCGGAATATCACAGAGTATCAGATGATACGATGATCGCAAAATTTGAAGCATGGCAAAGCGAAATCTAAAAACAGAAATCTCACCCCGAAACTCACGATGGCAACAAAAAAGGAGGATGTAAAATGGAAAAAGCCAATGAAATCACTCTTATCGCTATGTCCTACTTCGGCGGGAAAGCAGTAGTCAAGTTTTCTGAGGACGGATGGGATGTCGTGTCCGATGACCGCAAAGCCCAAGATGGATATCTCCACTTGGCCGCTTCCGCGCCTGGCGGCATCCCGGATGACTTAACCGAGCCTGTCAAAATACAGCTTATGCGTTACCTGTACAAGCATCACCATGACCTCCCCGGCCTGGGAGTTCCACCTCAAATCAAGTATTTTAGGGGATATAGTCTGGATGACGTGGAGCGGCTCGGTAACGACGGTGAGCACGGATACTACAACCAGGTGATCAAATGAGGCGAAAATACGGAGACTGCATCCGGGCAGACGGCGACTGTACCGTCTGCTCCCTGGTGTCTTACGGACGCGACTGCCGCAATAAGCCAATCACAAATCTGGAGTGGGCCCGCCGCCGTGAGCACATGAGCCTCGACGAGCTATCAGCGCGGTCCGGCGTCAATAAAAGACAGATCCAGCGCATCGAGCAGGGCGAGGGTAAGATGGGCAACGTCACCCTCACCAATGCTCTGGCTCTGGCGGACGCGCTGGACGTGGATGTGAGGGAGCTGCTGTAATGTGCGCTCTACCGCGCATCCCCCCCCGCACCAAGCCGCCCCATCACAGGGGCGGCTTTTTTGTTTCTCCGCCGGGCGGTTCCGGCAGCGGCATCCAGTGGGTGACAACATCGTGATGTGGCGCTTCAATCCCTATGTAATACCAACCGTCATCGCCCATAAAATATCCTGTTTCTATCATCGGGCTTCCGGCCAGCCTCAAAAAAGTAATTACTTTTTCCCCGGGTTCCGGCAGCCTGTCCTTCACGCTGATCCACTCGCTCACGTTTCCCCACCCTCCATTTCAATCAAAAACGCCGCATTGCAGGCCAAATGCCACAAATGAGGCAAGCCGCTCTCCTGATCGTACTGCTCGCCTTTGAGATATTCCAGCCAGTGCCGGTACAAAGCATCCCTGTAGCGCTGCGGCTCAACCTGACGCCAGTTGTCCGGATCGTGGTACTTGGCGCACCCAAACATGCGTACCGCTGCCACGGCCTCGATCAGCGAGACCGGTACCAGCGTGGGCCGCGGCTTTCCGGCGTCGGCTTTGGCATCTGCTCCGATCCCTCTCGGCCCACGGTTAGGGGACACAGCCTCAGCAACAACCAGGCTATCCATGCTCGTCCTCCTTATCCCGTTCCATGCAAAACCGGATATACTCCTCGATAAATTTCATATCATTTTCGGCTCCATCGATTTTCCCCTTCCAGCCGCAGGAGGGGCAATAAAAAGTATCCCCACGCCCTCCGTTTCCACAGTTTCCACCACAGTTGGGGCACTCAGCGTCGGCAAAAAACAGGTTATTCACTGTCATCCTCCACATGGTTATGCACCCCTTAATGTCCTTTGCGTTGCGGATACCGCCCTCAATGTCCAGGCAGCAGTGCATTCTTCGCATAGCCATCCCCGCCACCTCACAAAACCCACAGAAGGTCATAGTGTTTATAAATCCATTTAAGCGCACCAACAAGGTCATCCTTCGAGATACTGTTGTGTGTTTCCATATCGGCCACCTGCTCAATCGCCATAACCTTTGACTGCATGGCAATGTCTGGGTCATCCAGCCGAAACTTCACAATTTCAATTGCATCCGAAAGAGATACGTTGTAACTGGGGAAACCAAAAATTTTTCGTTCAGTCATCCATGCCACCTCCAAGGGCCTCATCCTTGCCAGGCCGTCCAGTATTGGCCGTACAGTTCCAGGCTAAACGGCTTGATGTGCTTGCAGTATAGATACCCGTCTCTGACTCCTTCTGCAATCTCCAGGCCGCCCCATTGGAGCTGGGCTATCCCTGCTCCCTCAATGTAGATTGCGGTCTCCTGGGTGATGGATTCCAGCTCTGCGCGGGTGTATTGGTGTCTCATGGCGATACCTCCGGCGGGCGGCGGTATAATAAATATCTTCCCCCATAGTCATCCGCACAGAAGGTTTCAAATCCATCAAAATCACAGCACGTCCACCAATCTTCCGAAACACTGTGGACCAGCATGAAACGGGGCTTGTGTAATCCCCATGCAAGATTGTGTACCCATAGCGCATTTACACCGTCCATCTCCCGCAGTTCCTCCAGCGTCAGCGGCTCGTTCGGCGGGGCAGCTTCCGCCAGATTTTCCATTTCCGCAAATTTCTTTGAGTAGTCTGGTTTTTCCAGCGTATACCCAGCAGCAAAAATTTCCAGTAGTTGCCCCGCTGTAAAACCTGTTACGATCTGGAGCTTTGTGTACAGCTCGTCAAGCTCTCTCACTCGATTCACCCACTCGTTCGGCGGGGTGAGGGTGGGCATATGCTCAACGCAGTACATTACCCGTCCCATCAATGCCTTTTGTGCATCGGATTTTGCCAGTTTATTTGCAATATTTGCAATCTCCAGTTCGAGCAACTCTCCATCAATCGCCCTTGCCATCGGTCATTGCCTCCCATCTCCAAATCATCCCGAGAAGTCCTCCCATTTGCACGATTTAAATGCGGCTCGCATATTAACCCATCTTGCAAACCTGCGCTGCTCTTTAGTTGGCTCACCGCCGTCATAATCTCTGTACGGCTGAGCAAATGGGATAATATCCAGCTTGTCCAGTGCCAGTGCGCGCCGGTGAGCCTCCTCCACATCCTGTACCAGCATGTAACACCAAAATCGGAACGGCGCGATTCCCGCCTCTCTCATATAGGCTACCGCCTGCTCGATCACCGGGAGCATTGACGCTGTGTCGCAGCTCAGGCGCACAAACCGTATCCAGCGCAGCTTTGACAGCATTCGGGCTACGTCCGTTGTAATTAGTCTGGCATCCAACCCCTGATTAAAGTCCACCCGTACCTGCGCATGACCCATTGAGTCGATTTGCTCTATCCCATGCGGGTGTGCCAGCACATTGTTGTCCAAGAGCACCAAATCACGGCTGTCCGATCGCTTTATTTTCTCCCATGTAAAGTCCGGGCGTATTGCCCCCTCCTTGCGCGGGACGATGCACCACGGGCAGTTGCGGATACATCCACGGGTCAAAAAGCCGATCGCGTGCTTGACCTGCGGATAGATGCTGTAATCCGGCAAGGTGGCCTCTATCTCTCGCGGGAGGCTGCCGTAGTCTTTGTAACCAGTACCACCGCGGATCACCTCATCCGCCCGGATGATGGTCTCCACGTCCGGCGAAAACGTAAAGACCTTGCTCATATATACCCGGTCGTAGACTTTGAACCCATCCCACCACTCCACGGCGTCGCCTCTTGCTTTATGCCATGCCGACAAGCGCATCAACGCCAAATTTGGGAACCCACTATGCCCATCCACATCAATGAGTCCGATTTTCATAGCTCCTTCTGCGGCCCGTGATGCCTGGAACAAAAATCATTCGGCCCATGCGGGTTGTCATCTCCGTCACAGTACCCAATTTGGTACTGTCCCCATCCGTTTCCACCCCAAAGGACACAGGTCTTACAGGTCTTTGGGGGCTCTCCACCAAGTAGTTTATACGCCGCATCCCTCTCACGCTTCACTTGCTCCAGCTCGGCCCGGAGCGCGGAGAGCGCGGCGGAGGCATCCGCCGTCATGCGCGGGATGCAGACGTTCGGCTGACTCCCGCACAGCCTTATGGCCTCAATCAGCTTATCAATATCCACTATGTTCCTCCTCCTGCCCGCGCCACCCACTGCCCATACGTCATCCCATGGGCCCGGGCCTCCGCTGCCACTTGGGCCAGGCTTTGCCCCTGTGGTCTTGATTTCGTCCGTTTCCGTTCTCTCCGCCTGGCCTCCCACTCAATATCCATACACTTTGAGCACAGGATGCGGCCTTTCCGTTTGTTCCGCCCCGAAAACTCAATCCCGCATCGCTCACAGGTATAAATCAGTATTTTTCTCATATTTCCGTACCTCAACCAGGATAGCGCCTCCGTCCCAAAACTCGTGGGATACTTTACGCACCCACTTTCGGTTATCATCCGGGAGCAAATAGCCCTTCATGGCGTCTACCACGGCTTTCCCAATGACGGCGTGGTTATCAATGTCCAGGTTATCGTCCCAGCAAAATCTGACTTCCACCGGTCCCGTCACCATTTTCTTTCTGACCTTCGCCTGTTTCATTGCCGCCCAGGCGATGGTGTGCAGCTCCTGCGCGTCTTTTTTTCTCACCTGATGGTGTTTCCCGGCGTAGTAGGCATTCAGCCCGTACCGCTTGTTCCACGCTGTCTTACCCGCTTTGGTGGGCGGATATGGGATCATAAATTTAATCATGGTCCAGAGCCCTTCCCGCCATTTCCAGCGCCTCCACAAACTGCGCATATATCTCGTCAAAATCAGACCCAATGCCGATCATGGCCCGATATTTCATCTCCATCCCTTTCAGGATCGCCCTTGCCCTTCTCCTATCCACGGTGGCGCACCTCCAGTATTCGTCCGCTCCTCATGTACCAGTTGAGCTCAATTTTCCCCGTCCTACCGTGGCGGTTCTTTGCCACTGTGACCTCCATGGGTGTGGGACCATATTCGTCCGCATCCTCTATCGCCGGCCTGTGTATGAGCAGTACACCGTCCGCATCCTGCTCTATGGCTCCGCTGTCCCGCAAATCGGAAAGTCGCGGCTCCTGGTTTTGCCGCCCCTCTACTCCCCGATTGAGCTGTGCCAGACATAGAACTGGCGTCTCCAGGCCCCGCGCCATCCGCTTGAGCTGATTACTTGTGCCAGTGACTCGCTCATAAAGACTCTTACCTGCGTCGTGCTTCATCAGTCCCAGGTAGTCGATGATCACCACATCCGCCCGGTTCTGTTTGGCGAGGAACTGAATTTCAGAGGTGTTCAGGGAGGCCCTTCTGTTAAAAAACAATGGCCGTTTGGCGAGCTTCACGAGGCTTTCCCCCACGGCTTTCCGCTCCTCCTCCGACAGTTCTCCCCGCAGGATCTGGGCCGCCGTGGCACGCCCCACATCCGCCGCCACCCTGCGGGCCATGAGCTGCTTTCTTGACATCTCCAGGCTGATAAAAAGGATTCGCCTCCCCCTTTCCAGCATCCGTTCCGCCAGCGCTGCGGCCAGCGTGGTTTTTCCGCAGCCAGGCCGGGCGGCCAGGATATACAGTCCCTCCCGGATCAGACCGCCCCCCAGGATGCGGTCAAGATCCGAAATTCCGGTCTCCACGAAGGCCCGATACCCCTCATCTACACGGTCCAGGTCCTCCAGAAGTTCCGCAGCCGCCTCCCGCGCCGATACCACTCCGGCGTCGTAGCTGCCCTCTGCGATGCGCTCCGTCAGCGTCAGCAGCTCCGTCGCCTCTCCCAGCGGGTCATGGCCCGCCAGCAGGGCGTCCGCCCGCTCCTGTATGCCCGCCAGCAGCTCCCGGCGCAGAAACTCCGTATGCAGCGCCTCACAGTATGCCCCCACATTGGCCGCCGTCAACGTGATCTCCATGGCCTGCTGCGAGAAGGCGTCGTCCCACTCCGCCGCCCGGCTCCGGATCGTCACGGGGTCTACCGTCGCTCCCTCGTCGGAAAGCTCGCAGGCGGCCTCGTAGATGGCCCGGCACCGCCGGTCCCCGAACATCTCCGGCGTAATCGTCCGCCGCACCTCATCCAGACACCTGGGGTCGATCAGGATGGACCCGGCAAGCGATACGTCGGGCGATATGCCCTGTTTCATGCTTTCACCTCTACATCTACCAGCTTCCCATCGATCTCCACCGTCTGATATCTCTTTGCAGGGCGCGGCGGAGCTGTGGGCGGTTCTGTCTGATTTCTCCGCTTCTCCAGCTCGTCCCAGTCCTCCATGCTCTTCACACCCTGCTTCCGCTTGGCGTCCAGTACGCCTTTTACATATTTCCAAGTCAATACACCGCCCTCGATGGCCTCGTCCATCCCGCGAATGCAGCATTCAGGCCCCATAGCGCTGATATATGCCTTCAACTCATCCGCTGCCCTTTGGGTCATCTGGGGGCAGATGTGGTCAAAATAGTAACCAAACACATGAGCGATATCAGGGTCCTTACGCGCGCACGCGCGTACCTCCTCTCCTTTACTTTCCTTTACTTTACTTTTATAGGCATTTGCCTGGGGCAAATGACCATCTGCCGGTGGCAAATGCTCATTTGCAGGTGGAGCATTCTCATATGAGGCGCACTTTTCCAGACCCCTCGATTCTTCATCGTTCAGGAGCCAGTAATCTGATATGACGGCTTTTCTGCGCCGCTCCTGGATCGCGGCGTAGAATCGCCTCTGTATACCTCTACTCGTTAAGATGCCCCACCCGTCAAACAGCCCCTGATCAAAGAGACCAATTTGCAAGCAGTATCTCACCGTCTCCTCAACGGTCCCGGACCCAATGCCGCCCCCCATCCGCCTTGCGGTGGATGCAGAATCGTCATAAGCCCAACGGTAGAAGTATCCGTCAAATTTGTAAGCCATCTGGCACAGGTAAAAATAAATGCCGAACCCGGTCCAGCCCTGTGCGTCCAGGAGCTTGTCGATCTTTGTGTCGCCGTCAAAGAGATTCACCGACCACCCGGCATAGTCAAGCCCGGTCTTCGGTTTTCCCGCCATGATCTCGGTACCCCCTTAAAAGGGGAGATCGCCGTCATCGTCCTCAAGCTCAGCGAATCCGTCTCCAGGCTGTTGAGGCGCGGCATAGCCGCCGCCATCGGCGTCCCGCTTGGAGTCACCAAAATAGACGTTGTCGGCCACTACCTCTGCGGCGGTGCGCTTATTGCCGTTCCGGTCCGTGTAATCCCGGATCTGGAGACGGCCTTCCACGACGGCCATACGGCCCTTGGTGAAATACCGGGAGACAAACTCGGCGGTGGAGCGCCAGGCAACCACATTGATGAAGTCCGCCTTCTTCTCCCCGGTCTCCTTGTCCTTGAAGTCCCGGTCCACGGCTAGGGAGAAGGACGCCACGGCGGTGCCGTTCTGGGTGTTCCGGAGCTCGGGGTTTTTGCAAAGCCGTCCCTGCAAAAATATTTTGTTCAGCATACCTTTGCCCTCTGTTCTCTTATTTTTTGCTTTGTTTCTTCTGAGTGACGCTTCCCTAAATGGTGAAAAGTGGTGTGCGATCCAAAAGACATAAGGCAAAGATTTTCAATCCGATTATCAGATTTGTTTCCGTTCAAATGATGGATGCAACATCCATCAGGAACGGGAAAACCCGTTTCTCTTTCCCAAACTAATATGTGCTCCATTACGTAACCGGATGAATCTGCTCTCGAGTGTTCAGGGGAAAGAACTTGCCTATATCCTCTTTTTGTGACTCTTACGCCTCCGTTCCAGTTGCTTCCCCGTTCTCTTTTTCTGGAGAGCGATCTATTTAAAAATTCGATTTCCTTTGATTTGCGAAGCCCAAGTTTATATGCCTTTTTATAAATTCCTTGCTTCGTTTTATTGGGGATTAACGTTGCGAGTGTTTCATTCGAAACAACATTATAATTTTGAATCAAAACATCTATTTCTTCCGTTGTCCATGTTTTCATTGGGTCCCCGCCTCTCTATAAGCCAGCCTATCACGGGTTAAGCGCCCCATGATAAAAATTTTGTTGAGCATGCTTCGTCCTCCTATAAGTAACTTTTCCCGATCAGTTTTCGAAATTCTTCCCGACTGTGTGTCTCCTCGTATTTCTCTTGGCACTCCCGCTTAAGTTTTAAGTCCAAGTCTCTGTTAAAATGCACTCCATACTCGGTACCATTGTGCCAGTCCCAACGAAGCCATACCCAGAACCCGTTTGCCTCGCTGATTTTGCGGTTAGGATTGCCGAAATAAATATGCTAATGATGACGATGCAACCCTTCTGCCGCACCCGTGATGTAACATTCATGGGTGTCTTGTAAGATGCTATCAGTCATTCTTAACCACCTCCATGGCGGTCCATCAGACCAGCCAGCTCCCCCGGTGTCATAGTTTCTATGTTTTGTGCTTTGCACTCCTCTACCACGCTGCGGATGAGGCGGGTCATCTGCTTGGCGTTGTATTGACTGCTGCCGTAATAGGCCCGGATCACCACCTGCTCCCCATCGCGGGTGTAGTCCACATGCTCCGTGACCCACCCGGTTCCTAGACGGGACCATGCCACCTCAAAGGTTGCCGCCTCTTCCGGCGCAAGGTGGAAATCCCGGAAGACACCAATCTCCCGGATAAAGCCCCGGTACAGCTCCTCCTTGGTCTGTCCCAGTGCCGCCGCAAGTTTGTCCAGCAGCACCCACAGGTAGGCGTTAGCGTCTAGGCTGCGCCTACGGGGCTGTTTTCGGGCCTCCACTACCCAAGCGCCGTCCATCTGCTCGGCAATCTTGGCGGCTGATGCCCGGTCCCGTGTGCGGAACGCCGCCCAAAACCCCTCACTGTCCTCATACCAACGGGCCTTGTCACAGGTCAGTATCATGCGCCAGCATCCGCCCTTCTCCGCCCCTCCGCCTTGGAGCACTTAGCACATAGCGCTCGCCCAAACATCTCCGTGGATCGAGCTGCCATTTCTGCGGCGGTGATGGCTCTCTTACCATCGTTGTATGGCATAATCTCTTTCCCACAGTCCGCGCAAGGAGGCCCTGGAGGCTGTATATTTGCCTGTTTCGCATCTAATTCCGCGCTGGAAATCTTGTCAGGGTCCTCTCCAGTCGGCAAAGCAAATGTCCTGAGCCACATGTACTTAAAGGCATACGTCATCGCCTTGCCGCTACCCTTATCCTGCGTGTCCGCGCCGTCTCCGCAAGAGGCGATCTCTATGTATTCCTTGGGGTCCTCCACATTGACCATCCGATATGTCACATCCACGTGGGTAATCGTGCCCGCACGGTTCGTGATCTGGGCCACTGGGTACACGATCAATTTGTGCTTCAACAGCTCCGCCCGCATGATAGAGGTGACTTTTTCTTCTGACAGTGCGCGATAACTGGTCTTGTTAAACTCCACCCTATCGTCCTTTGCAAGGTACTGGATATCCCCCATAATGGAGGCAATTTTTTCGTAAATATTCAATTTGGCCTCCTATATTCCAAATTTAGAAACCAGCCTGTTCCAGATGATGTCGCACACATCATCAGACAAATACTTTTTGTTTTCACGGTCTGCTGCCTCCAAAACTGCTGTGATAATTTCTTTCCGGTGCTCCGTGTCGGCTATATCTTCCCGACATTGGGAGCATAAGGTTTTACCTGCGCAGTCCTGTTCCGCTTCGCTGCCCCAAAGTTCCGCTCCACAATGTTGGCAATAGGCCTCTGCGCTGCGGTCTTGCGGATCGTCCATTATTGGATGCAGCATTCTTTGGCCTCCCTTTTTAGCTCGTACACCGCATTGTTTACGCCGCTGTGCGGGTTGATCCGCTTATCTATCACATGCACGATCTCCATCTTTTCCAGCTCATTGAGTCGTGGCCGAACCGCATTGAGGTCTCCAAACCCCAGCTTGTCCGCTACCTCAGCCGCAGTCATCGGCCCCGTCCTGAGTGCCGAGATAATGAGGGCTTGGCGCGGCGTGATCGTGGACAGTGCTCGATTATACCCTTCTCTTCGGGTTCCTCTCGTAATCTGTGTTGACATATGATCACCCATTTTCTGTGGAATTTGGTCCCACCCAATGCCCAGAAATAAGATTTATTGGCTTAGTGTTTGCCTCAACAATCGCAAGGCTAGACCATAGCTCGATTTTGACGCGAATCCCGGCGAAAATCCCGTATCCACCGCCAGCCTCGATGCCCTCGCCAGCCTCGATGCCACAGCCAGCCTCGATGCCACAGCCAGCCTTGATTTCGTAGCGGTGAATTTTATTTTGCAGCTGCTTGGAGCGCAT